GGTTTTCCTGCGCCACTACAAGAAGATTATGAACAACAACTAAGAGACGCAGGTTACCCAGAAAAGGATATTCCTTTTGCAATAAAATACTCTCGGTATATTGCGGATACTAAAGAAGAACTACTAAACCTAAGGAAGACAGAATGAGCTGGGAAGAAATTTATACCATTATGAAGGATGTGGACGGTGAAACCTACCTCGTAATTAGGGAGACTCCTACTACTGATCATACCGTTATGTTTGGTTTAACTGGCGACAAAGCTGACTTTGCAGCTAATACTATGAATGAAGTTTATAACCAAGTTAAAAAAGATATTGAAAGTGGAAGGCTAAAGGAAAAGAAATGAATGATTATATGAAGTTTATCGCAACAAGTCGTTACGCACGATGGCTTGAAAACGAAGGACGAAGAGAGACTTGGGAAGAGACTGTCCAACGCTACATAACTAATGTCGTGCCAGATGGTTTTGACCATGAAGTAACTTTTGATCTTCAGCGTGCAATTACCAACCTTGAAGTAATGCCCAGCATGAGGGCTATGATGACGGCTGGTCCTGCGCTAGAGCGGGATAATACTTGTGCCTATAATTGTAGCTACCTTCCTGTGGATGACCCCAAGTCTTTTGATGAGGCTATGTTCATCCTACTATGTGGCACTGGTGTAGGCTTTAGTGTAGAGCGCCAGTACATCTCCAAGCTACCAGAGGTTCCAGAAAAACTATTCGACTCTGATACTGTGGTAGTTGTTAAAGATTCTAAAGAAGGTTGGGCTAAAGCTTACCGGCAGTTTATTGCTCTACTCTACTCAGGTGAAATTCCTAAGTGGGATACCTCCAAGGTTCGGCCTGCTGGCGCTAAGCTTAAAACCTTTGGTGGCAGAGCCAGTGGTCCTGCACCACTAGAAGAACTATTTCAGTTCACTGCTAATATCTTTAAGGCAGCGGCTGGTAGAAAACTAAACTCAATCGAGTGTCATGATATCATGTGCAAGATTGGGGAGATTGTAGTAGTAGGTGGTGTTCGTCGTAGTGCTATGATTTCTCTTAGTAACCTTAGCGATGACCGTATGCGTCATGCCAAGAGTGGTGCATGGTGGGAGAACAATACTCACCGTGCTCTAGCTAATAACTCTGTAGCCTACACAGAAAAACCAGACGAAGCTTCTTTCATGCGGGAGTGGGTAGCTCTTATGGAGTCTGGCTCTGGTGAACGTGGTATCTTTAGTCGAGTAGCATCACAGAAACAGGCTGAAAAGAATGGACGGCGAGACTCTGACCAAGAGTATGGCACGAATCCCTGCTCTGAAATTATCCTGCGCCCGTATCAATTCTGTAACCTTACCGAGGTTGTCGTCCGGTCTGAAGACACGATTGAAGACCTTGAGCGTAAGGTCAGGCTGGCAACGATCCTTGGTACTATCCAGTCAACCTACACCCACTTTCCCTACCTTCGTAAGAAATGGAAAGACAACACAGAAGAGGAACGCCTACTTGGTGTCAGTCTGACTGGTATCATGGACAACCCTTTGATGACTACAAAGAATGTAGGATTGGAAAAGACCCTTGAACATCTTAAAAGTGTTGCTGTTGCCACTAATGCTGAGTGGGCTGATCGTCTTGGTATCCCTCAGTCTACTGCAATTACTTGCGTTAAGCCTTCCGGTACTGTTAGCCAGCTTGTTGACAGTGCTTCTGGTATTCACCCTCGCTATAGTGAGTATTATATTCGCACAGTAAGAGGCGATAACAAAGACCCTTTAACACAGTTCATGATTGACCAAGGTATTCCTAGTGAACCTGACGTAACTAAGCCTCAGAATACCACTGTCTTTAGCTTTCCTATGAAGTCACCAGACGGTGCTGTAGTTACCAAAGACCTTAGTGCTATTGACCAACTAAACACATGGCTTATCTACCAGCGTCATTGGTGTGAGCACAAACCTAGTATCACTGTTCACGTCAAGCAGGGTGAGTGGCTAGAGGTAGGGGCCTTCGTCTATAAACACTTCGATGAGGTATCAGGTATTTCTTTCCTACCTTATAGTGAACACACCTACAAGCAAGCACCTTATCAAGAGATTACTAAAGAAAAGTATGAAGAACTTCTAGCTAACATGCCTGAAGAAATTAAGTGGGAGGGTCTGTCTGCTTATGAAATAGAGGACAACACTGCCGGTATGCAGACGTTTGCCTGTGTTGGTTCGTGTGAAGTGGTTGACTTAACTTAAGGAGTATTTATGACGGTTACTGCAGAAGAAGCTAAAATCTTAGCTAGGAATTTTAACAGGGAAGAGGTAATGAAAAGGATCAGAGACCTTTCTTCAGAAGGGTATTACCTTGGTTATTTTAAATATCCTCTTGATAAAGAGCTTATCAAAGAATTAGAAACTTTTGGTTATACGGTAAGAGAAGCGAGTACATACGGTTCAACCCAAACTATGATTAGCTGGGAATGCCTGTAGAATTTCTACCACCTTTAGTAATCTTCTTAGCAATTATAGGATGGACTTTATGGGATGTCACGGAGGAGTATACCAAAAGTAAAAAGACCAAAGGAAAGAAATCCGATGGCCTTCGATCTTGGACAGATAAAATACAGACAGAGAATAATACCAAACAAGAAGAAACTAATTCCTAGAAAACAAAAAAGGAAAGAAGATGAGTAGAGATATATGGGTAATAAGTGATACTCACCTAAACCACGAAAACATCCTAGACTTTAGGGATGAACTTGGTAATAGAATTCGTCCATTTAGTTCTGTTAAAGAAATGAATGATTGTATTCTTGATAGGTGGAACAGTGTAGTTAAGGCAGGGGATATAGTTTACCATCTTGGTGATGTTGCTTTTGGTAGCAAGGAAGACTTCAAAACTCTGTGGCCTAAGTTTAATGGTTCAAAGAGGTTGGTTGTAGGTAACCACGATGATGTAAAGTTTATGTCTTCTGGTGGATTCTTCAAGAAGGTTAGTATGTGGAGAGTCTTCACTGAGTTTGGTCTTATCTTTACTCACGTACCTATACACCAATCAGGACTCTACACGCCGGGAAGAAAGGGATTGTTTAATATCCACGGACATATCCACCATAATCCAAGCCCGGAAGGTCCTTACTTTAATGTAAGCTCTGAAGTTATTAACTACACACCTATGCACATAGAAGACCTACAACTATACGGAAATCAATGGAGAGAACAGAATGAGTCCTAAAGACAAACAGATTGGTGGAGAACACTACAAGCTATTGCCTATTCAACCATCAGAGTTTATCCGAAAGAATAAGCTAGGTTGGTATGAAGGTAATGCAGTCAAGTATATCTGTAGACATAGGCTTAAGGGTGGGTCTACTGATATTGAGAAAGCTATTCACTACCTAGAGCTAGCACTAGAAGAATACAACAATCCAGAACCAGTTGAATATCAGAAAGTAAACCATGAGTAATCCAGCTTCATACCACAAAGGACGTAAGGCTTTCTACAAACCAGAAAATCTAGCTGGTGGCTATGTTGTTCCAGCTTCTAATCCTTACCATTCTACTGATGACTTTGAGAAACATAGAGAATGGGATAGAGGATTCAACGATGCTTTTGCTGCTGCTGTAAGTAAACAAAAGGCACGAGAGCGTAGACTACGAAAACTAAAGGATAAGGAATGAGCCTTGAAGACCTAGAAGAACAGGCCAAGAGTTATACTAAAGCCAAGACCACAAGGCTTCTTACTACACAAGCAGACAAGACCGCCTTTAGGTTTTACTTTGGTCAGGCTCTTAGCGGAATGATTTCCAAAGATACTGTTGGTAGTAAGTCCACTGTCCTAGCTGAAGCTAGGGATTATGCACTAGCCGCGATGGAACTGGAAAAGTCTATCAGCTAATCACAAAAAGTAAGGGGGCCAAGCGGCCCCCTTTTCTTATCGCATTTCTGGTAGAGTATCAGCAGGATACTTTTCTTTCCAGATTCTTTCTATGTCATCTTGGTTTTTACCAGCTAGCTGTAGAAGAAACATACGCCTGTTGATTTCTTCAGATACATTGTCTGAACTATCCAGCCATTCATCAGCAGTTTCATAGGCTCCCTCAGAAGCAAACCTAGCCAAGAAATCAAAGTCTACTCCTTTCCTAGATAGTTCTTGTTCTTGTAGAAGATACATATGTCTAACATACCCACTAGCTTGAACTGGGTTAGCTTGTGCCCATTC